CTATTGTTGGTGGTGATAACAATCAAGGTAAGACTTCGGTACTTGATAGTATCGCATGGGCTTTAGGTGGAGACAAAAATAAGCCTAGCAACGCTGCAAGAGAAGGCTCAACTATTCCACCAGTATTAAAAGTTACATTAAGCAATGGAATTATCGTTGAAAGAAAGGGAAAGAATAGTTCTTTAAAAGTTACTGATCCTAGCGGTAAGAAAGCAGGACAAAACTTGTTGAATTCTTTTATTGAACAGCTTGCGTTGGATTTACCAAAATTCATGAACAAGACAAACAAGGAAAAGGCGGAAGTCCTTTTAAATATTATTGGAGTTGGAGAACAATTAGCTGTTTATCAAAAACAAGAAAATGAACTTTATCAGGAAAGATTGACAGTAGGTCGCATTGCTGATCAAAAAGCTAAGTTTGCTAAGGAACAACCGTTCTTTGAAGATGCACCTAAGGATTTGGTAAGTCCTCAAGATTTAATCAATCAGCAACAGGCTATTCTTGCTCAAAATGGTGAGAACCAAAGAAAAAGAGAAAAGGTCACTCAATATGAGTATCAGGTCAAAACCTTAACGGATGAAGTAGCACGCTATGAACAAATGCTAAATCAAAAGAAAGAAGAATTGAACAAGGCTACATATGATTTAAGCGTGGCCAAAACAGATGCTTTAGATTTATTGGATCAATCAACTGATGAACTAGAAAAGAACCTAGCTGAAATTGAAGAAACAAACCGCAAGGTTAGAGCAAATCTTGATAAGGAAAAAGCTGAAGAAGAAGCAAAAGGCTATAAGTCACAATATGACAACCTTACAAATCAAATTGAAGATGTACGTAAACAAAAATATGACTTATTGAACAATGCGGATTTACCATTGCCTGAATTAAGTATTGAAGATAATGAATTGACTTACAAAGGAAAGAAATGGGACAGCATGAGCGGAAGTGACCAATTAAGAGTTTCTACTGCTATCGTTCGTAAATTAAATCCTGATTGCGGTTTTGTCTTATTAGACAAGCTAGAACAAATGGATCTAAGAACTCTAACAGAGTTCAATACATGGCTTGAACAAGAAGGACTGCAAGCTATTGCAACAAGAGTATCTACTGGTGATGAATGTTCAGTAATCATTGAAGATGGCTATGTAAAAGAAAATGTCTCTTCTCAATCCGCTCAACCAGTAAATACTCAACCAACATGGAAAGCAGGTGAATTCTAATGGATTTTGAAATTACTGAAGGAGTAATAAACGGAGCACAAAAAGTTGTTTTCTATGGTCCTGAAGGAATTGGTAAAACAACTTTTGCAATGAAATTTCCAGATCCTTTATTTATTGATACTGAAGGATCTACTAAAAAATATGATGTAAGAAGATTACCAAAGCCAACGAGCTGGCAAATGCTGATTGCGGAAGTTCAATCGGTCATTCAAAAAAGAAACTGTAAAACACTAGTTATCGATACTGCCGACTGGGCTGAAAGATTATGTACGGAAGCCATCTGTGCCAATCATGGTAAAAAAGGTATTGAAGACTTTGGATATGGAAATGGCTATACCTATGTTGCTGAAGAATGGGGAAGATTTCTTAATCTTCTTCAGGATGTAGTAGATGTGGCCAACATAAATGTTCTTTTAACAGCACATTCAACTATTCGTAAATTTGAACAGCCTAATGAAATGGGTGCTTACGATCGTTATGAATTAAAGCTTGGAAAGAAAACAACAGCACAAACTGCACCTCTTACAAAAGAGTGGGCAGACATGGTCTTATTTGCAAACTACAAAACATTCAGCGTGGCTGTAGATGATAAAGGTAAAAAACATAAGGCACAAGGTGGTCAACGTGTCATGTATACATCACATCACCCTTGCTGGGACGCAAAGAATAGGGATGGATTACCTGAAGAACTGCCACTTGATTTTGGAGCAATCGCTCATTTATTTGCTCACCAATTAAATGAGAATGTTGCACCTGCACCAGTAGTAAACACTACACCTGTTATGAATACTGTTCCTCCAGTTTCTCGAGAAGAACCAAAAGTTGAGGAAATCAAAGTAGATAAGGAATTACAAACAGGTGGAATTCAAGAAGCAGCACCTACTGTAAATGCAGCTTCAGTACAACAAACTGTACAAAGTATGATTCCAAAACCATTGAGGGATTTAATGGATCAAAATCTTGTAACTGAAGAAGAAGTTAGAAAAGCGGTCAGCTTCAAAGGATATTATCCTGAAGACACACCAATTGATAATTATGATCCAAACTTTATCAATGGAGTATTAATAGGTGCTTGGCCACAAGTATTAAAAATTATTAACGAAAATATCAGAGCGTTTTAGGAGGATGATTAAATGGATGCATATAACAACGGGATGAATAACGGAATGATGGAAGGTCATGAATTAGGATGGGATGATACCATCCAAGAAGAAAGTGAGTTCATTATCTTACCTGCAGGTGATTATGACTTTACTGTAAAAAGTTATGAAAGAGGAAGATTCAACGGCTCTGAAAAGATGTCGGCCTGTAATCAAGCAATCGTAAGTATTGCTATCAACTATAACGGTAAAGAAGTCATCATTAAACATAGATTATTACTTCATACAAAAGTTGAAAGAATCTTAAGTGAATTCTTTAGAGGGATTGGACAAAAGAAAAAAGATGAACCATTAAAGATGAACTGGACAATGGTTCCTGGTTCAACAGGACGCTGTAAGATTGGTACAAGAACTTACAATGGCAATGAATACAATGAAATCAAAAAATTCTATCCAAAAGATGAAATGCCAGTTACACCACAAGCAACACCTAACTATAATCCAGGACAATTCTAATGCAGTTAAGATCTTATCAACAAGAGGCACATGATTCTATATTTGAAGAATGGAACAAGGGAGTTCAAAAGACTCTCCTTGTTTTGCCTACTGGTTGTGGAAAAACAATCGTCTTTGCTGAGGTTGCCAAAGACTGCGTAAAAATTGGGGATAGAGTTCTTATTATGGCACATAGAGGGGAACTGCTTGAACAGGCAAGTGACAAGATTGCTAAGTCAACAGGACTTAAATGTGCTATGGAAAAAGCAAAAGAAACATGTATTGGAAGCTGGTTCAGGATTGTTGTTGGTTCAGTACAGACACTACAAAGAACCAAGAGATTAGAACAGTTTCCAAAAGATTATTTTGACACGATCATTATTGATGAAGCACATCATTGTTTAAGTGATGGTTATCAAAGAGTATTGGAATATTTTGACAGCGCTAAAGTATTAGGTGTAACGGCTACACCTGATAGAGGAGATATGAGAAATCTAGGAAGCTTCTTTGAAAGTCTAGCTTATCAGTACACACTTCCAAAAGCTATCAAAGAAGGGTATCTAACACCTATAAAGGCACTTACGTTACCGCTAAAGATGGATTTGTCCGGGGTCGGAGTTCAGTCTGGTGACTTCAAGGTAAGTGATATAGGAACTGCGTTGGATCCTTATCTTGAACAGATAGCAAAGGAAATGAAAAAGTATTGTAAAGATAGAAAGACAGTTGTTTTTCTTCCTTTAGTCAAAACTTCTCAAAAGTTCAGAGATATTTTAAATTCTAATGGATTTAAGGCTACAGAAGTCAATGGAGACAGTAAGGATCGTGCGGAAATATTAAAAGATTTTGAAAATGACAAATACAACGTCTTATGTAATTCAATGCTGTTAACTGAAGGATGGGATTGCCCTAGTGTTGACTGCATTATCGTTTTGCGACCAACGAAAGTGAGAAGTTTATACTCACAAATGGTCGGTCGTGGTACTCGTCTATGTGAAGGCAAGGACCACCTGTTACTACTTGATTTTTTATGGCATACGGAACGCCATGAATTATGTCATCCAGCCAACTTGATTTGTGAAAACGATGAAGTGGCCAAACAGATGACAAAGAATTTAGAAGATAAAGCAAGTGCATCACTTCCTGAAGATGTACTTGAAGCAATAGATATAGAAGATGCTGAAAAAGAAGCTCAAAGTGATGTCATTGCTCAAAGAGAAGAATCACTTGCAAAACAGCTTGCTGAAATGCGTAAAAGAAAGAGAAAACTTGTTGATCCATTACAGTTTGAAATGAGCATCATGGACCAAGACTTACAAAGTTATACACCATCATTTGGATGGGAAATGGCACCAGCAAGTGAAAAACAAATAAAGGCATTGGAAAAATATGGAATCTATCCTGACAGTGTCGACAATGCTGGAAAAGCAACTTTGCTGTTAGACAGATTGCATAAAAGACAAGAAGAAGGATTGGCTACACCTAAACAAATTAGGCTGTTAGAAAACAAAGGATTCAAACAAGTTGGAACATGGTCTTTTGAATCGGCTAGAAAATTAATTAATAGAATAGCTGCTTCAGGGTGGAGAGTTCCTAATGGAATAGATCCTGCAACATATAAAGAAGGAGATTAAAAGTGGAGTATACAACTGATTTATTAGAAATACTGAAT